GTTTTTATTAATGTGTTTCACTCCAATCTCCTCCTATTTTATATTCACCGTCAAGAGGACATCTCATATTAAAATATTCTCCTGCCTGTTTTAAACTATCTACTGCTAGTTGTCCTACCTTGTTAGCGTTACAGGCTGGTACTTCAATCTGCCATTCGTCATGGATGTTAGCAACAAACTTATGTGGTACACCACTGAGCCTGAGTCTAGCATCTAATATTTCTAATCCTTTCTTCATGACAATAGCACCACCACCTTGAAGTAAACTATTTAAAGCAGCATGTTCACTTCGTATGTATATCTTTCGACCATCTAATCCTTTGAGGAATCCTCGTTTCGCAGCTCGTTGAACCTTGTCCTTAAGAGCTTTAAGTGTGGGGAGATTGTCGAAAAAACGATCTTTAAGTTCTCTACCTTTTTTTCTTGATCCTCCAACCACGCTTCCAATCTTTGCATCTCCTGCTCCGTATATAAGTGCATAGATGAAAGTCTTTGCTGTATCTCTTGATTCAAGCCCTGCAAGTTTTTGATTAGTCGTGTGTATGTCTCCGTTGACAACTTCATTTATATAATCCTCATCGTTCATATAGTGTGCTAACATTCTAAGTTCTAATCCTGAAGCATCAACCCCAAGTAAAACATTCCCCTCATCTACAGTCCAACAAGCTCTGCAATCTTTACCATACGGACTGTATACTGCCGGTACTTGAGCTACGTTTGGATGGTTATGTGACATACGACCAGTAATAGTTCCGTTAGGTATTACTGAACCATGTACCCTACCATCTTCTTCAACTGCATCCAACCAAGATTGTATCTGAGCAATACGCTTTTGATACAACAAGAAGTCTGCAATAAGTTTAGCTTCATGTATGTGTGTAATCTTTTTAAGAGTACCCTCATCTACAATCGGCTGACCTGTAGGTGTAAATCTATTTGGTTTCCAACCAAAGTCTATTAAGTATTCACCAATCTGTTTACGACTACCGAGGTTAAAAGGTTTGAGTTCTTGTCTCATGAAAGGTTTTCTACTACCACTTTTAATTAAACTATCGTATTCGTCAGCAGTTAAGCCTGACTTGGATAGCTCACCATCTTTTTTAATTTTAGGTGTGACTAGTTTAACATCAGTCATTTTAGGTTTGAATGTACTTTGTACTTCGCTTGTTACTTCATACATTTTAGCTTTAAGATCAGCCAGTAATATGGTAGCCTTGCGTTCATCAAATTTAAATCCGTTATTTTCTTGATCAGATATAATAGATGCTATTCTATGTTCAAGAGCAATTGACTCTTCACTAAAACCTGTTTGTTCTCTAAGTAAAGCGAAGTAAACTAGCTCATTTAACCGTACATCATTACAACAGTACTCAAGCATTTGAGGTGTGTACTCATCAAAGTCTATAGGTTGTTCTTGCTTTGCAAAGTTTACACGATAACCCCACGTTTTTAAACTGTGCCCGTTCTCACGGATAGGTTGATATAGTCTAGACATAACAAGAGTATCTTCAATATTCTTATGATACAAATCAACACCTGCTAGTTTTTTAAGTACAGCTAAATCAAACCGTATGATGTTATGCCCTATTAAAGTATCAGCTTGTTTTAAAAACTCAATACCTTCCTCAAGTTTATGAGGTGGGAACTTATGTAATGGACCATCAACTTCCTTGGCTACAATACAATGTAGCTTCGTTGGTTTAAGACCATCACATTCGATGTCAAATATAATTTTAGAATTCTGTGTTGTCAAATGTTTCCTCCTCGGTGACTTCAAATAGTCTACCGGTTTCATTGTTGTAGCGTAGGCTACATGCCAGTCCAGTATCACCTGTGTATCTTGATTTAAGTACACGAACCTTTGTGGTGTTAGCTTCGTCTTCGTTTTCAGATTGTTGATTACGTTCTAGTGCAATCACACAATCAGATAGTTGTGCTATACCTTGAGAACCTTTAAGATGAGAAAGAGATACTTCAATACCTTGTTCATGTCCTTTATCACCTGATGCTCTACGTAAGTGAGATACAAGTATCATGCCTACACCAGTCTCTTCAACAAGACTGCGTAACCTATTCATTAAACAATCAATACCTCGTCTTTCATCACCTTCAGCTAAGACATTAACTAACATATGTAAGTGATCTACCACAACCCATTTGCATTCACAGCCTACGATAATGTATCTAAGCTTAGAAAATATTTCATCAATATCAGTAGCACCAAGATGAGCATGGATAAACACACGACCTTTAGGTATAACCTTATCAAATAAAGCAGTCAGTTGTTCTTCACTGTATTGCTCTCGTCTCTCATTAAGATACACTCTGTCATTAGCTTCAATGGATATAATACCATCAGCAGTCCTTAACCAGTTCTCTTCAAGAGCTACAATACCTACGTTGTCTTCTGTGTTCTTGATCAGCCAATGTTCTAGCTCACGAGTAACACTAGACTTTCCTAGTCCTGTCCCACCTGTAAGAGTTACAAGCTCACCTTTACGCATACCATATAGTTTCTTGTTGAGACCTTCCCAAGGATAGGCAATACTTTCCTTAGTCTCTCTATGTAACCACTCAGATTTTTGGGTGGATAAATCTATAATACCTGATGGAGTATATGTCCTAGCTTCCCACCATGCAGACATGAATGCTTGAAACTTTTTCTGTCGAAGCATGTCGTTAGCATCTTTACATCCTGTAGGCAGTGAAACTATTTTAGCTTTCCCGGGTTTTAATATACGAGCAACTTTCATTGCTGCTTCTTGACCTGCCTTGTCGTTATCAAAACATATTACTACATTTTCAAACGACTCAACAAACTCAATGCTTTCTCGGATATCTTTAACAGCACCCGATGCACCACGCTTCAACGAAACACATGCCCACTTTGACTGCATCAATTCATAAGCAGCCATGGCATCACATTCACCTTCAACGATTGTGAGATACTTACCACCTGTATTTCTAAACAGTTGTTCACCAAATAAACCAGTGCCTTCATAAGTACCTGCAAATGCAAAGTTTTTATTGTCAACAAACCTAGTTTTAGTTCCCACTACTTCGTTGCCATTGAAGAATGGATAGATGTGTTGAGCAACTTTATTGTCTGCACTTACGACACGTCTTACGCCATACTTTTTAGCTGTCTCTTCAGAAATACATCTGTCTGTAAGAGGACCAAAACTACCATTGTATGTGTTTAAAAACGTATTACTAACTTTAGGTTTAGTATTTGTGTCCATAATTTTACCATCACAAGCATCAATATAATTAGGAAAGTGTGTCTCACAGCTAAAGCAATGAGCAGACTTATCCTCGTTCATAGACACAGGGTCAGACCCACCACATGATGGGCATGGTAGTTTGTGTCGTACAAATTTACTTTGTTCTTGCATTCTATCTCCTTTAGAAAAGTGGCTAGGCTTTTACACCTAGCCGAGTTATTTATTTTGAAGATTCTTCTTCAGTCTCCTCAGTCGGTTCGACTATAGCTTCGTCTCTTGCCTTGAGTAACTCTTCTAAGTTAGCTCGGTGGGTTCGACTTGCAAAGTCTAGGGCTTCAATAACGACCTGTAAGTTTCCAACTTTTTGTACGATAACAGTAGCTTCTTGCTTGACGTTATCGTCTGTAATGTTATTAACATCATAAGTTGTTGTACCTTCGTCATTGTTAATAGTAATAATCATTAGAATTCCTCTCCATCAGATAAGAACTCATCACCATCACCGTTCTTATACGGGACAAGATCAGTAATCATTACTGCCTGTAAATCTAGTCCTTGATAAGGACCATACTTACCTTCGCCACTGTACTCATTGAACTGGACCTTAACCTTTGATCCATTTCCAACAGCAGTTGTGACCTCCTGCTTGTCTGAGTCTAACAAACGAGGTGCAGGTCTAACCATTCCGTTAGGACCATTTACTTTTCGTTTGATAATTAAAGCCGGACCTTCATCCATCTGCTTTATTTTGTGTCCACGAGATGCAAAATCATTTGCAGTCTCATCATCAACCACTAGGTTGACGGTGTACACGGGGTCGAATGTCGTATTGGGTGTAGTTATACTTGCCCAGTACGCAGTTCCTTCTAATATAGCCATATGCGTTTCCTCCTATTATAGCTTTGTTGTGAAGTTGGGAGAGTTTTGAGCAACTACTCTCGGAGTTTCAGACTGTGCTGTACCAAACCATTCGTTCAATTGGAGATAGAGGGCTTGATGTGTTTGGTTACTCATTGTGATACGAAGTATAACAGAATTAGTCTTTAATGTCAAGCAATATTTCTTCCATACTTATCACAGGATTTTTAAATAAAGTGACCAGGAATTTTTCTCCATCCTTTTGCACCTCATAAGCAGCCTTACTTTCATAAAACTCCTCATAGTTTTCAGCCACATAAGCTTCAAACTTTCTTAGTTCATCCCTATCAAAGATAGCTGTCTCGCCTTCAGTCATCATTCTTTCGTATATGTAATTCATGCAACCTCCTGTGTTGTCCACCAATTAGGCTTGGGTCTATTTTGTTCCCACTTAGCGTAGTGTTTTTCGTTAATGCAGTAATTACGATAAGCAATAGTAGCATCCTCATTCTTGTACTCCTCAGGCATAGCC